AAAAAGGCCGGGAACCTTACAGATACGGACTGACTACCGGATGACTACCGAGGCACAAATTCTCTAATGATATCAACAAGGCCCATTGACCGATGATTAGGGCCAACTCGCTGATATGGTTAACGGCCCGTAGTCGCCATTTTACAGATTTCCTGTAAGTCGCTGGAAGGGTGAAAAATTAACCCAATAACGCGACCCTTCCAGCGCATCTTTAATCTGGCATATACGGATAGATCACTTCAACCTCGTCGTCGGTCGTGATGTCGAGGCTTTCCATCAGGCCCGGCGACAGGTCGGCGGCACGTCCGGTCTGTTCTTCGTGTGGCCCCCAATCGGCCGGATGGGCGAGCCGCGCGATCCCGGTTTTCCGCGCCGTGACCAGTGCCATCTGCCCGCTGTCGCGGAGCATGGTCTTGGGCGTCCGGTTATAGTCCCAACGACAGGCGAGATAGAACACGTTGGGGTCCAGCCTGCGCGCAAGCCCGGTGGTCCCTGATGGCTGATGTTGCAGGAACAGCCAGGGAGCCTCGTCAAGATTGTAGATGAAGGCCAAGCCCTCGCTGGCACTCACGCCGGTATCGGTTGGCCCCCCGAAGGACGAGCAAGTGCCCTCGGCTTGGAACAACACACCCTCGGGTTCCGGCTCGGGTTCCGGTCCAGGCTCGGGCGCCACGTCATCGCCGGCAATGCCGGATGCGATGGCTTCGCAGATAATCTCGAACTCCTTGCGGTAGAGATCGCAGTCAGGCTTGGCGTCAACGAAGCACACCTCAACCAAGGCCGAGACTTCGTCGGTCGCGTTCAAGAATTTCAGGTCGGTGCGCTTCTTCGGTCCCCGGTTGATAAGCCCGCTGGCATCGCAGACCTTGTCCACAATCTCGTCGGCGAGCTCCATGCCGGAGCTAGACACGTACAGCACTTCACAGCCGCGTGCCGTCGTGGTCGTGACCTGATACGCATTGAAGTGGATGCTGATATCGAAGTCGTGCGATCCCTGCGCGTTGTGGAAGTCCACAATGCGCGTCAGGTTCTCCGATTGGCTATGGCTGACGTCGTCGTGGTAGCAAATCGTCTCGACGCCCATGGCGCGCAGATTGGTGGCGACTTGCTCGACCACGCGCCGCGCTTCGTTGACCTCATCCAGCCCCCACGGCAGCGGCCCAGAGGCGCCACGGATATATTTTCCGTGGCCGCTCGACATGACGATTTTCATTTCTTGTCCTCCACGGGACAGGGTGGCGGGTCCCAAGCAAACGCCAACTTGCGCGCCCTGTTGTGGGCGTTGACTGCGTTGGTGGTTCCTACCTGCGCCCGCTGAGGCTGGGAGTTCTGTGGGTCTTTCGTCCAGATGTCGAACAGGTGGGACATTGCGTCCACCAGTCCCTTGTCGATGCCATCGAAAACAAGCTGCCGAACACGTTCGCGCTCAGTGGCGTCGATGCAATCGAACGGCACCTTGGAACTGGCGTCGCGGTCGAGCAGGGCGAGCAGCAGGAGCGTGACGACGATGGTGGCCACGCCGACTGCTATTCGGAGCATCATGGTGGTGCTGCAAAAATAACATCGGCGCGCGCTTGCGTTAGAATGCCATCAGTTACCAAAGATGCCTTCAAAGTCGCCGTGCTCTGGCTACTCAAATTGATGCTATCCGCACTGAACAGCACATCCCAATTCTTGGCATTGCCACCGGTCTGTCGCCATGTCGTTGCGGTGGCCGCTCGATATTCCGCATTAGTGAAAGCCGCAACCCAATCGGTCGTCGTAATCGATGTCTTGGGCGGCTTGACGTAGGGATCGGGTATGCCGCCAGCCGCAAGCCATTTTTGATATTCCACCCAATCTCTGTTGCCGGGATCGTTAGGGATCGTCGCACCATCAGCGGTGCGGATCACGTATCTGTCGGTCGCACCTAGTGCATATTCTGCCATCACAGCCTCGCGTCGCCAGAAACATTAATAAACGCATAGGCGTTGCCCGCCGCTGCTGTCGTCGCCTGTACGCTTATGATGGTTGCAGTCGTATTTTGAATTGCTGCCGTGTTGGCATTTCCGTAAGTAGCACCTAACACCGCTGCCGTTGGCGTCGCCCGCATTGGCGGCACCCAGGGAACCGATCCAAAAAAGAAAAATCCTGCTCCTGGCGCGTACCCCGATGCCATCAGGTTGTCGAACCGCTGCCAATACCGACGACATATCAGCAACTCCTGATCATACGGCCGCATGATGAACGGCGAGCGTGCGGCGGATGGAGCGTCGGTGCCGGGGAGAACGACGAGGCCGGTGATACGGAAAACGTCTGTGGTGGCGGCGACGGCGTTGATCTGACCGGGCGCTGCAATGTAGCTAACCCCGCTCGCCCAGACGTTCGCCGTAGGCGCAATCAAGTCTGGACCGCATGCCATCGTAAAACTTAAATTGATCCCCACCAGATTATCAATATTCCAGACCCCGTCAGTACAACCCGGAATGGTGACGGTCTTGTACTCCGGTGTTGTTGTCACGTTCTGCGTATAGTTGAAGGAAATGCTGCGGTTTTGCGCGGCATTGCGGATAGAGCCGCTATAAACGCCGGTTCTGGTATGTGCCGTCCAGAACCCAATCGTCAGCGGCTGTGCGCTTGCTGTCCCCCACGCCAGCCGCGACATGCGATAACCTTCGATGTTTTGCTGAAGAAAAACATAACTGCCATTCGGCATCGATGCCTGTGCGACAGTGTTTTGCAAAACTAGTACTTTTGAAAATCCGGGATAGGCCGTGCCAGCCGAAAATTGACCCGCAGAAATGCCTGCGATTGTGGTTTGGAAAACGAAACCGTCGAGGGGGCGGCCGCTGCTCGTTATGACCGATCCACCCAACTCCTGACTGACCTCCATCGAGCCGTTGATCTGCATGCCGTTATAGGCCAGCGCGTCGAGCGGCGTGGCAGGCACAGTCGGGCTGCTCGCTACAGCCCACACGCCCTGCGACGTGAACACATAGGTCACGCCGTTGAAGGTGTACTGCTGCCCGACTGTGGGGCTGGTGGGAAAATCAACGGCCATGATGGGTTATCTCAACTGAAGATTTCATCTGCGCGTGCTTGCGTCAGAACGCCAGCCGTTACGAGGTCTGCCTTGAGCGTCTGCGCTTTCTGATTGCTCAATTCGATGGTGTCCGCGAGCACAACGATGTCCCAATTCTTGCTCACCCCCACCTTGCTCGCCTGCGCATCGGTCACGCGCACGTTGCCCAGTTTGGCGTATTCCGCGTTGGTAAACCGCGCGATGAAATCGGAGTTGTTTGAGATGGATACCTTGGGCGGCTTGACGTAGGGATCGGGCACGCCGCCATCGGCCAACCACTTGTCATATTCCTGCCGATCACGATTGGCTGGATCGTTCGGGATGTTAGCATTGTCCGCTCTGCGGATCACGACTTCGGTTGCAGTGAGTTGATATTCAGCCATCACAGCCTCGCATCAAAAGTCAGCTTGGCCGCATTAACATTATTGCGGTATAGACTTGTGGCATTGCCAACAACAAGTCCACCACTAACTACCGGCAATAAATATGCGCTGCCAAGATCGACACCTCCCAGCGATAGACCTGTCAACACAGCCGGGGTGCCGTTATTTAACGAAATAACAAAATCACCCGCCGCGCTTATATTGAAAGTTGGCACAGATCGTTTTATGGCCTTGAAGAATGTGAATACCTGAGCGGAAGTCGTGCTGGTCGCCTGTCCCGTGGCGATAGGTGCATATGCACCGTTTGCTAATGGCCATGCCTCAAAGTATCGCATACACGTCACCAGTTCCTGATCATACGGCCGCATGATGAACGGCGAGCGCGCGGCGGATGGAGCTTCGATGCCGGGAAGAACGATGACGCCAGTTAGATAAAACGCATCAGCTGTCGCCGCTATGCCGTTGACTGTGCCGGTAACCCCTACAAAATTTCCGGCACTCCAAACTCCGGCGGACGTTGTAAATGTACTGCCCGCCATCGCTGTTATGGTGACTATCATTCCTGTATTGCTATCCGTGGCCCACGTCCCAGTTGTGTCCCCGGTGACGGTAACGGTCTTAAATTCCCACGTATTAGCAGCATTAATGGTGAACGAAAACACATAGGAGCGCGCGGATGTACCGTTTGCTACCGAACCGGAAAACGTACCGGTGCGGGTAGATTTTATCCAAAACGCTATCGTAATCGGTTGAGCACTTGCCGTTCCCCAGGCAAGCCGCGCAATTTTATAGCCCTCTATACGTTGTTGAATTAAGCAAAAGTTTGATGCCGCAGGAGATGCATTGGCCGGATTGCAGCTAAGTGTTATTGTATTAATATAGCCGGCAGGAGGCGCTCCAGCATTTGAGGCAAAGGTTGTTTGCGCTCCATTGGATTGAACTATCCAAACATCAGCTAAATATTTTGCCGATGTGGTGCTTACGAGAGCAGACCCATTCTCCTGACTGACTTCCATCGAGCCGTTAATCTGCATGCCGTTGTAGGCCAGCGCGTCGAGCGGCGCGGCGGCAACGCTGCCACCACCCGGCGGGGCAACCATCACCCATTGCGAGCTGGTGCCATCGTTGACCCGGATCGACAGCACGCCGGTCGATAGGTCGTACCAGAGATCACCAGCAGCCGGCGATACCGGCGCGGTGCTCGATGCCGTATAGGTCACGTTGCCGGTGCCACCGCCACCGGTCGCATTGAGCGTCGTGCCCGACATCGTCAGGTTGGTGCCGAGCGTGATTTCTTGCGGAACCCCCACGCCCGAGGCCGATCCGCGCCCTGCTAATTTCGACGGATTGAGAGTGCCGCTGCCACTATGAGCATCAACGTACTGCTTGGTCGCCGCCTCCAATGCGAAGCTCGGATCGGCGACCAAAAATAACTGGCCGCTCATGGTGTCGCCGGTTCGGTTCACCTTGTTGGCGACCTGGGAGGCGTTGAAACCGGGAACCGCTGGCAGGAATTGCAGCTTCAACGCTGTCGGCATCGTGAGCTTGAGCCGCAGCGTGGGATATGCGGTGAGGCTCATGCCGCGACAACTCCGTCAACGACCGGCAGCTGGCCGGCAAACAGCTGATAGGTCACGCCGTCCGCGAGCGTCACGGTAATGCCAATGTCGAGATCGCCGGGCGGAAACTGGGCCATTTCAGCGCGGGTGAAACGCACATCGAACGTACCAGCTTCCGTGACCGTGATGTGACCGTCCAGATTGGTGCCGCTGATCGCCGGCAACGATTGCGAGGTCATCCGCAGCGCAACGGTGATGGTAGCCCCGGTGAAGTCCACAAAGTCGTTGGTCACGGGATCGACCAACTCGACCTTGAACTTCAGGTCGGCGCGATTTGAGGCCGCTGCGATGTGTCCGGTGTAGAAGGGCATGTGCTATGCTTTCTTCACTCGTTTGCGCTTGTTGTTAGAGCGATTGTTGGCTTGTTCTTTAGCTGTAGCCCAATGACAGTTGCCGGGTTCGTAGTTTCCGTCGTTGTTGATGCGATCAATGCTGTAGCCCTGGCCGGGACGCCGCCCCATGTCGATGAGAAAATTGGCGTACTCATACCAAGCCTTACAGACCTTGATGCCGCGACCACCATAACGGGGATACTTGCGGTGATTAGGATCGCGACAGCGGGCGAGCATCGCCATCCAAGTCTTATATTCCGGTGAGAAAATTCGACCTATTGTTTCGCCATGAGTTGTGTTTGCTTGCCGTATCTTTTCTGTGCGCCAGCAACCACAACTTGCCGATTGCCCACTACGAAGCATCCCACCCAACACATCTCGCGTCGTTCCACAATCACATTGGCATTTCCACATTGCTTGGCCTTGTGCCTGAATGCGGGCAAACGCCAAAACACACCAACGTCCAAACCTGCGCCCCACCATCTCTGCTCGTGGACCCATAACTTGATCTCCCTTTTGTCAAGGGAGCTACTTTATATCTCATGCTGCTCGTTGTCTAAAGTTTAATGTATATGGTTAAAATCATCGTTGGCTGCGTGTTCGAGTGCGCAGTAGCCCCGCCCGCCAACTGCGTGTTCCCGCTTATGGCGTGGTCGTGGGCAGCGTTTCTGGCGCCTGTGGTTCCGCCAACAGCAGTATTGTGGGTATGGTTGAGATCAACAGAACTCGTCGGCACCGTATCGTTGGCAGACGTAGCCGTAGCAGCAAGGCCGGTCACAGCTGCGATTGGTGAGCTTCCTGTAGTGAAAGTATGATTGTGGGACAATGATGAGTTGGAGAGCCCACTCGTAAACGTGCCACCCCAACTGTGTTGGTGGTCCTGCGTCTCTCCGACTATGCTTAGATTTCCGCCGAAATGTTGGCTGGCGAGCGGATGAAGGTGTGACGGCAGTTGTGCAGTTGATAGCGTCTGACTTTCCCCGCCGCCGACATTGCCGACAGCAGTCCCTGTTGCAACTGCACCAAAATATGTAGCAGTCAGCCTGGACGCCGCCGTCGCGCCCATGTCGTCCATGCCAGCGATGGTGCGCCCGCGCAAATCGGGCAATGCCATCCGCTTGTTGGCAAGCCAGTCGGCATTTGCCGTCGCGCCCCGGCTTGGCGTGGCCCCGGCAAATACTTGTAGAACCGTGGTGCTCCAGAGATATTCGAACAGCGCCTGACAATCGGCGTTGGCGCGCTCGGTCGAGCCCGACACCGCACTGCCGATGGTGTTGCCATTACACCGCACGAAGCCGTCCAGCGGCCCGGTACCAAACCGCGCCTTGATATCACCAGGAGCCATGACGGTCGTTGGATCGACGCCACCACCACCGCCGCCACCACTCGATGGCCCGATAACCAGCAGATTGTCGGCGGCCATGACGACCACGCCGCTGTCGTCGGTCAAGCGGATTTTGATGTTGCCATCGGCGAGATAAAACATCGGCACGCGGCCGGAGGCATCGAGCACGACGGGGTTGGGATGCAGGATGGTCAGCAGCTGGTCCTGAAACGCGGACTGCGGCGTCGTGGTGCCGGCGGCGAAAAAATACAACAGGCCACCGCCCAGCGGCTCGCCGTCCATATCGAATTGCTGGGAAAGTGCGAGGTTGATGGTGCCGGCCATTATGGATTGCCTTCTGTGTAATCCGCTCCAAGATTGCCGAGCGTTGGCGCTAAAACTCCGAAGGGCGAGAGTGGGGAGCCGGTCGGCACGACCGCCTGTGCTGCCAATGGCGAACGCGCGCGGGTCATGGTGCCGATATCGCGCGCGTTGGCGAGAGCGCGCTGACCACCGAAATAGCGCAGGCCGAGCCCGGCCAAGGGCAGTGCTCCCGACAGGCCGAGATAGCTCGGGTCGCCAGTGCCGTAGGACAGCCCGCCGCCCAAAGCTCCACCGCCAAGTGCTGCAACCGCCAGATCACGGCCGCCACCACCGCCCAAAGCACCGCTGATAGTCCGCATCGTATTAGCCGCTGTATGGCCGCGCACGAGGCGATCCATCTGGGCGAGTTCGGCTGGCGAGAAACCACGCTGCAATGCCGGGTTAATCAGGATGTTCGCTATCCGCTGCCGGACGGTGTTTTCGACATTCATGCCAGAGTTTGCGGACGATGCCCGCAGTTCGGCGGCGGTGATGCGCTTGTCCAGCCCAGCAGCCCGCTCGGCGGCGCCGTAATTGGCGTTCGCCTCCCGTAAGATTTGGGCCTGCTGGGGGTTGCCGTTCGCAATCAGGAAATCATCGAGCCTATTTCTGGCGATGACCGCCGCAAGTCGCTCCTGCGGGTCAATGGAGCCGGCGGCATTGCTCAAGGTCTTGCGCAGCGACAGAAAGTTCTGTGCCGTCATCACGGCGCCAGGCGGGGCGTTGTCCAGTTTGTCCAGAATGCCCCAGGTCTTGCCCGCGAGGTTTTCGTCCAGGCCAGCCTCGGTCAGCCGGGCTTTAACCCCCTGCCCAAAACCAGAAGCCGCATCTGATTTAATCTCCATTCCCGACTGACGAAAGGCGTCGTAGCCCTGTCCCGCCTTGGTACGTAACTGTTCAATGGTCGGTGTGGCCGCACGCGCCGCCGCCTGCTCTGCTTGCCGGGTCGCACCTACGCCGGCAACAAGCGCACCGGCCGCACGAGCGTAGGGTTCAGCGGCAGTGCCTTCCGTCGCTCGCCCCGCCGCTTCGCTGCCAGCGCCCGCTGTCAGCCCGACGCCGATGGCGCGCGGGATCGACAGCCCGGTCGATGCTACCGTCGAGGGCACAAACTCCATAATGGTGCGAACCGACTTGCCGAGCTCGGTCTTCGCCTCGGGCAGATAGTTCGCAATACCCTCACCGCGATTTCCTTTGATGACGTCGCGTAGCGCTTGCTGTTGCTGCTGCGGCGTCTGCGTTTCACCGCCCTCGACAGTTAGACCGGGAATGAAACTGCGGACGTAGTTCACTGCCTTGCCGGCATCTAAGCCACCCGCCAGCGGCGCGTTCTGCCAACTCTCCGGCAGCACCTTCTGGGCAAGGCCGCCGAGTAATCCTGCCGCTTGGGCTGGCGCTGCCGGAATGGCTTCGGTTCCGGTGACAAGACCAGCGAAGCCCTGTTTCAGCGCATCAACCGCGTAGGGTCTTACCGACGAGCCGATTTCGTCATCTGCGGCAAGCTGGTCCCCCGCCGCTGTCGGGGTAATATGGGCGAAGGAATTTTCTTGCGGCTTGATACTAGCAAACGGATTTTCGGCCATCTGCTATCGCCCCAACAGAATTTCGGGGTTTGGGATTTTGCGTCGGCGCATTTCTTCTATGATTTGTTTGTAGACGGAGGCTCTTTGAGCTGCGGTCACATCGGGATTGTCTCGGTACGAACGCCAATGATCGCGCGCCTCGCCCACGGCCTGATTGACTTCGGCACTGCTCGATACTTCCGGGGGACGCCTGCTGATCGACGGCGGCTCTTTCTGGAGCAGTGGCGTGCGCTGACCTACCGACGTTCCCTTTGCAGTTTCGACGGCTTGTTGTGCCGCATCCCTGCCTTGCAGGAGAAAATTAAGCTGACCCGCTGGATCAACCGTAGTCAGGTCGGGAAATTGCGCGGCGGCCAGTCCACGTTCATAGTTTGAGACCGCACCTTGGCCCTTGAAGTCGATGGCTGAAACCCGTGACTTAATCCGATTGATGGCTGTGTCGTAACGCTGACGAGCCGCCTCTGCGTCGGTGGAAAGCAGCGCCCCACCAAGACGACCCACGGGCGAGCCCACAACTCTTCCAATGCCGCCCCCCTTCATCAGGTCTTGCCAAGCCGCGATTGCCTCGTCGTAGTATGGCTGCAAGTCCTTCGCTACTTGTGCAGCCTGTACATCTAGAGCTTGCTGATCGACAAGCTTCTTTGCAAACTCCGTGCGGGTTGTCTTCGTATCAGGCTTAAGCGGTGGCCCACCCGGTTCGCCTGGCCTGGGAACTGCTGCTGCCGGCTCGGCTTGTGCAACTCGTTGCGCTGGTGCAACCGCTGCCGGTGCAGCCTGAGACGGCAGCGCCACGTCTCCCAAAGCGGCAACGCGCGTCGGTGCCATAGGCGGCGGCTCGGAGGCATCGACTGCCGCAAACCTGTCGTTGAACGATGCACCAGGTACAGGAGCCTCCGAGCGCGGCCCAACGGCGGCGGGAGGTGGGGCAGCGGCCGGTCCCGCATACGGCGTCCATTGGCCAGTTTTTACGTCAAACTTTCGTCCACCATTCGGACCAATCTCAACGATGTAATGGTTGACCTCATCGGTGTCTGGATTGGTCTCACTGATATTGAAACGCTGTACTCTTCCCTGCTCTTGGGTGTCGCGCAAAATTTTGGTACGAGCCGCTGCGTCTTCTTCGGTCGCCTTATAATGTCCCTCCGTGAGCTTGCGCTGTTCCGCCCGGTCGGCCTCTGCCGACGTCAGCGCCTTCTGCCGCAGCGCCGTGTCCAGCATCCGCTGCGCGTGTGCGCCAAAGCCGGCGGCGCCCAGTGCCGTCGCCGCCTTGATCGGGTCCACATTGCCGGCCTCGTCGGTGGCACCCGCGAGGATGCTGCCGATCTGCTGCTGCTGCCGATATTGCCCGATGCCCTCGCCAATGCTCTGCAACGGCGAGAAGTCGATGGGGACCGGACGCAGCGGCTGCGGTAGCTGGAGCTCGCCGACGCGGAAGGGATTGATGGCCATGGTTTAGCTCACACGGGTTTCGGAGCGAATGCCTTGGTGGCGGCCCCGCCGAGGTTGCCGAGCAGGTTCCAGAAGTTCGAACTGTCCTGCATCCCGGCCTGCGCCACCGACTGGTTGCCTTGCGCCTGGCCGCCCGTGACGTCGCGTGCGACACCGGCTTGGCCCTGCGCCACGTTGCCGAGGATATTGGACAGGTTCTGTCCATAATTGGTGTAAAGCCCAGCGAGTGCGCCGGAGTTTGTGCCGTAGGCCGAGCCGATGCCGCCATAGCCAGTGCTGTAGATATCGGCCAGCGTCTTGTTGGCACCGGCAACACCCGATGCCGCGCCCTGCGTCGCTTGCAACTGCGGATTGACGAAGCCGGCAAGGCGGTCGAGATACTTGGTGTAATCCTGATCGGCGAAGCCTTGTGCACGGCCCCGGATCGCATCAAGCGTGTTGCCCGAGCCGGCGATGCCGAGCTTCGACGCCGCGTTGGTGGCGGCGCGGGTGCCTTCGTCCACCGCAAACTGGTAGCCCGGCCCGGTCTGATATTGCGCCTGGGTGCGGGCAACACCGCCCGGCCCGTTGAGACCGAGCGCGTCGTAGTAGGAGCTCACCGGGCGTCCATATTGCGCGCCCAGATCGCTCAAAGGATTGTAGGCGGCAACACCGGCGCGGCCGGCATCAAGCGAACCGGTGAGGCCGGTCTGGAGAGCGCCAACCTGATTGGTCAGTCCGGTGTCAATCGCGCCGGTCGATTTGGCGAGTGCATCACTGAGCGCCCCGCCGGCCTGGGTGCCGTAGGTGCCGTAGATGTTATTGGCCTGCGTGCCATACTGCGAATAAAGCGCGGCGTTCTTGGCCGCAGCTTCTTCGGCATCATCTTTGCCCGAGAACAGGTCGAAGAGGCCCATCACGTCACCCTGATTTTCACGGTGTTGCCCGTGCGGTAAAACCCATTGAGCGGAACGCCGCCGGCCGCAGCCGCAGCGTCGCTGGCGAAGTCTTTAAGTGGAGAGCCGCCGGCCAGGCTGGCGAAGAAGTCGTACCAATAGTTGTCGATGATGCCACTCTGCGGCTCGACCAGGCGAACGCCCGCCAGCGGGATGCGGTTGATAATGCGGACCATCAGCCGATGTCCGAAACCTTCGGGCTCTGGTTCTGATAGGCGCCCATGAAGCCGATATAGACCGGGTCGGCGATCTCGATCCGCCAGCGCCGCGCGTTCCAGGAGCTCCGGCCGGTACATGAAATGAGCGACACCAACTGCCGCGTCATCGCCTGACGCCCGAGCTTGCGTTGGATCGGCGCGTAATAGGTCTGCCCGCCGTCATCCGACCAAGAGATTTCCACCACCGGATCGGTTTGGATCGGGTCGGTGCCACTGGCCATGCCCACGCCAGTCACGAACTCGGCGTCGAAGCGGCCGACGCGCGCGCCCACCGGGAAGTTTTCGACCGCACCACTCTCCAACCGCCAGCGGAACGGCTGACCAATTTCGGTATGCACCTGGGATGTGATCTCCTGCACGTTGCCGGACAGCTGGTCGCCGCACAGCCATTTACCAAAGGCAAACACACCGCCGGTAATGCGCGAGCGAGCGCGCTGGTAGCTGGTGCGCTCGGCCCATTTGTTGTTGTTGAGGTCAAACACCCAAGACCAGGTCAACGACGACAGCAGAATGAAGGCATGGCCGCGCGAGATATAGCAGGACATTTCCAGCTGGCTTTTATCGGTCACCGCCTCGATCAAGCCGTCGAGGTCGGGCGGGCTGATCTTCTCCGGTGTGTAGCCGTTGAGGCGCACCACAGTGTTGTCATCGGCGACCCACACCAGCGCGCGGCTGAAATTGTCCTCAAAGCCCGAGACACAATATGAACCGGCGATGCCGCGCGGGATGACGACCGAACGCTGGAACGGAAACGGCGTGGTGCCGGCGTTGGCCCAGACTTCGGTGGTGCTCGGCCCCATCAGGAACAGTTGCCCGGCCCACGATACGCCGCGCGTCAGCCCATCCGACTTGGCTTCGGCGGTGGCAAAGGACAGCGGCTGCACAGCGGTCGAATTGAAGTCGGAGGCGAACACCCGACCGTCGCCGATGGTGAAGACGAAGAAGCCGTCCAGAATGCACACCGAGTTTGGCGCCGGGAGATCGACGTCGTAGTTCGGCGTGATCGCACTGGTGTTGAGATCAATCTTGGCGTAGTTGCCGGCGGGATCGCAAAACACCACGTCCGGCGTTGGCGAGAGCATGTTGCGCGCAAAAAACCCCTTGGCGGTGCCGGCCAGCACGCCGACGTCAACGGCGGCACCGCCGGCCGCATTGAGCGTCACCAGGCGGTTAGCAAAGGCGCAGTACAGCGTATTGTTGACTTCGATGGCCCCGCGAAAGCCCGTGCGAACCGTGGTGCCAAAATTACGCAAGCCAGGCGCGCGCCGGTAGATGATTTGCGTCGGTGCGGTCGGTGCCAAAGGCTCGACATACGAATTGATGATGCGCCCGCCGCTTTCCTGAAAGTGCGTTCCCGGCATGGTGCTGTCGGGAAACGGAACCGGGAGCGACGGCATTTATGTTCCCCGGCTGAAATTGCCGAGCCCCGCTGTCCGATAGCCGCGCAGCTGGATATCGGTGCCGAGCGTGCGCCGTGTCGATGCCGGGCGGCTGATGACACGCAGCACCTTGAGCGCTTCGAGTTGCTTCGCTTTGAGAAAGGGACTGTCCACCATGTTAAAGGCCCCGCCCACTGCCTCGGCGACGCAGTCAGCAATTGGCAAGAAAACGCTGTCGTCATATTGGCCGCCGGCCGGCGGGTTGGGTGTGCCGGCGTCGCCGACATAGACGTAGTCCTGTGCCGCCAGCGTCGCGAGAGCAGGGTCGATGATGAGATCAACCCTGCTCACCGCTTCGTCGCCGGGCGCCTGTCCAGGCACCAGGACGCCTAGATTGTCCAGAACCTGGTCGATGAGCTCCCGGCGGGTTCGTGCCATGATGATTACTCAGCCGTTTGTTTCTTGTTTTCGACCGAGTATTTTTCGCCTTCGCGCTGCTCGGGCGTGAGATCATCGTCCTCTTCGTCTTCGGGTGAGGAACTGCGCACCTCAACCGCCTCGTTGTAACCGCAGAGCAGGCGGAAGCCGTAGATGCCGGCACCTTGCAGCGGAGGATCGAAATACATATGCAATCCTTCCTCGCTGGTGGTGATCGGACGCTTGGTATCGAGGCGGTCGTGGTTCGCGGAAATCTCCGTCACGCTGTCGGGTTCCTCGGATAGCCCGAGACACCCCCACTCGATGACGACTTCGTTGAACACGCCGGGGTTGGGGAGCGAGAGTTGCACTTGCACCGGGATGCTGACGCTGCCCAGCAATGTGCCGGGAGCCGCCTCTCTCGGGGCGACGCTTTGCGCCTTGCGCTTTTTCTTCTTGGCCGGTTGCTTTGCTTTCGTCGGTGTCTTCGCCATTGCAGTTCTCCTGTATGAGAGGCGACAGGCGCCCGAAGACGCCTGCCGTTCCCTTCCCGTTTACTGTGCTGGATTGCCGAGCGTGGAAGCGCCGCCCGACATGCGGACAGCAAGGCGGTTGTCGATGGTCTTGACGCCGTAGAGGACGTCGAGGCGGTAGTTCGAGATGTCGTTGAGGCCGTCGTAGTACGGGATCAGACGAGCGCTGATGCCCTTGTAGCTCTCACGCGCGACCTCGACCGCACCGGCCGGCTTGACCATCGGAACCACAACAAGCGCAAAGGCGTTCTTGTGGAACATCAGGTTCTGCCGATAGTTCTGGCTGTCGCCACCGACTACTTGGATGGTCGCACCAGCACCCGCCGCGATGTTGGTGGTGACCCAGGCTTGGTCTGCCGTTGCACCCGTGAGCGGGATAATGGGCGGCGTAATCCGAAGCGTGGCAGCACCACCCGCAGCGGTCACGTCAGCCAGCACCGTAAACATCTGCTGGAACGGCAGGACCGCCTTTGTGATCGGATTGACCGCGAGCACTGCGGTTACGCCGGTGCCGATGGTAAACACCGTGCCGGCCCGGATCAGGTCGGTGGTGCCCCAGGCGCCCGTCACCAGGTTCATCGAACCTGGAACGGCATCGTTGGCAGCCAGGGTTTCAGTCGCTACCGCCGCATAGGTCGTGCTTTGTGCGCCGGTGACGGTGGCCGCATCGTCGTTGGCCGCCGTGCCGAGATAGGTCGGCACGTTCTGCGACATATACGTGGCGACGCCGCCGATCTCGCCGATTTCGCCCTGCCGATAGGCTTGCGTGCCAATCGAGTTCAGAAACAGGCCGGTCTGCGAGGTGGCCAGCGCCCAATAGCTGTCAGGCGCGAGCACGGCCGACCGCATGTCTTGCGGGCAGGCCATTTGGTCAAGGCGTTCCGCCCCGCGCGCGAACATGGCGAAGGACGAGATCGGCGCATCGGCACCGGTCGCCGGTTGTCCGACCCAGTTCGGGATGCGGTAGTATTCCGCCATCACATCCTTGTCGATCTCATTGGCGAGACGCACCATCGCCGGCCTGATGACGCGGTCGGCGAGGTCTTCGATTTTCAGCGTGAGGTCTTTGCTGGAGAACGCGAAATCGACGCCCTTCTGGTTGCTGACAACCAGCTTGATTGAGCCTTCTGTGACGTCATTAAGGTCCGCCACTGCCGTTTGCCGCACTCTGAACTGTGCGGGTTTACGGATGGAGATCGTGTCGCCGATATTGTAGCCGTTAATTTTCCGGTCGAACTCTTCCTCGTAGCCGCGATAGACGCGGCTCGCCATGACGAGCTCGTTTTCCAGAATACGCACCGCCGTAGAGGCGATGATTGATGGATTGAGGACGGTGTTAGCCACTGCCGTAACCTTTCGGTTGACGGCTCGGGCCGATTATGGACGCGCTGTCTTAGGCGCGGTCGCCATAGAGCTTTTTGAGATAAGCGTCTCTGGCGGCCGTTTGGGACGGCGGCCGAGCACCACTGCCTTTGAGTGGAGCAATCGGCGCCCGAGCCTGGGTTTGCTTGGGCTTTTGCGGCAGAGACAAACGACCTTCGATGCGACCGAGCTCGCGGGCGACTTCCGTAGGGGTGCTGCGGTTGAGCTTGGCGAGCAGTGCCTGGTCCTTGCCAAGCACATATCCGATGCGATGCGACTTCCGACTTTCCAGGATCAAGCGTTCGACATGAGGGGCGACGGGGACTGTCGCTTGTGACATGACCTCGTCGAAGTCCTTCACCGTCTTCTTGAACTTGGCGACCCGGTCCTTGTGATCCTGCACCAACTCGGCCATGCGCTCGTGTTCGCGCGCCTGGTGTTCGTGATGGCCCTTGATCTCATTGACCAGTTTTTCGGCTTCCTGACGTTTGGCGAGACGCTTGTCGGCGAGATACGCCTGCAATTCGCCGGCATAGCGAACGTAGTCGCCCCGGAAGTCTTCCTCCCGTGGCTGTTCGCCGACCGCGCGCTGCACGCGCCGCTCTAGCTCTTGGTTGAATGAAGCCTCGTCGGTGGGCAGGCTACCGCTGCTGCGGTTGCGCAAAGCCTCGTTTTCGGCCCTCAACGCCTCTTGCTGTGCGTCTCGTTGTCGTCGGTAGCGTTCGGCGCGAGACTTCTTGGACTTTGGCTTGTCGCCATCGCCCTCGTCATCCTCGCCGTCGTCGTCGTCGGTATCATCATCGTCATCGTCGGACGCATCGTCCGCTTCCTCGTCAGAGGGCTCGGACTTGTCGTCGGTCTCCGTATCACCCTCGGGCTCATCGCCTTCGGGCTCGGTGTCCGCCTTCGGCTCCGGCGTGTCGGCTGGCACTCCCTCGGGGGCTGGCGCTGACTTCGGATCGTCGTCGTCTACCATTGTGGATGTCTCCAAAGAAAAAGCCGCCCCGGAGGGCGGCTTGCAACATCCCTGGCGGCTACCGCGTCATGCGGTTGCCGGCCGGGAAACTCGAATTGCTTTAGCTACAGCTTCACTGTACGGTTCCAGCTTTGGAGGACGAACACATGCTCAACAAAGCCGTACTTGCATTAGTTGCCGGGCTGGCGATGGGTTGCGCCACGGCGCAGGCCGCCAGTGTCACCACCTTAGCACTGAATTATTCGTCGGCGCCCGGCATCAGCAACAGGACCACGGACTTCCTGGTGCTCGGGTTTGCGGACTATCTCGCCAGCCCCGGAATTGGCGGCTCCCAAAGGGAGGAAATTCCCATCAGCGGATCGCTTAACGGCGGCTTCGAACTGCCTTCCGTTGTTTTTCCGGCTCAGGTGGGGTGGCACGCATTCACAAAGCTGCCTGGCTTGCCTGGCGGCCCCTCGACAAACGTGTGGGACACGAACACCCCTGGCCCTCCCGGTTTCCCAATCGAACCTACTTCATTCGGGCGGCTTACTGAGGACCATTTCTCACTGATGCTTTTCGTGCAATGTTTCAACTTTACCTGTGGAGACCCGGCTTTTCCGTTCTCCATAACGTTCACCACACCTGATGGTGTCTCGATCATCCCGACGCCTATTCCCGCCGCGCTGCCCATGTTCGCAGCTGGCCTCGGCTTGCTTTGGTTTGCCAGGCGACGAACTAGGCGTGCAGCCGAAGGCGCATCGCGAGCATCAGCGGAACGGCAGTAACGCCACCACCCCCCCCGCCAGTGTCTTGGGCAGCGTTGTATTCGCCCATCGCGGTCCAAGTCAGGTTGAGTGCTGCGCCCTCAACAGTGCCACCATCAACCCAGTTATTGAAATTGGGACGGTTGTAGCCATGGCGGTTGCTGGTGGTTTGGATGTAAATCGAGGGATGATAGTGATGAGCAAGCGCCCCGACAGACGTGAAGAATGCTTTTTGCTCCGCAGCCCACCCCGCGCTATTCTGAATGGCGGTTAGAAAGTCTGCCTTGTTCTGAGTGTCTACGATGCCCCCCGTGATAGTCTGCCAATCATAGCCACCCTCATATTGAATGGCAGAACGACCGAGATTTCCCAGGACCGTGCTGAATTGACCGGCCTTGACAGTGTAAGCCGCCGTGCCTTCGCCCAGCGGTCTGATGGCGTCTATCCAGCTCTGGCAGACGGCTTCTTTCGCGGCGGCACCAACAGCCGCCACCCAATTGGCGGTATAAGTGGTCAGGTTGGTAGTGTAGAAAGAATAGTCGCTTCCGGTTGCGGCATCGAAGTAGGACGCCCAGGCAAAAGTCTCGAATTTGGTATATGGCTGGGCACCACCCACGTTCCAGGCGTCGCCCATAACGTTAGCACCGGCATTCATTACGCGCAGTTCGTTGACGTTCGAGCTGCCAACAGCGATGCCGAAAGTGCCCTGTCCCGCAGCGAGACGGATCAATCGACCAGAAGCAATCTCTGTGGGGTAGGCAGTTGCAAGGTCTTGGCACATCACGATAGAGCGAATGACAGGCATTGAGCTAATGTCTTGGGTGCCGGTCGTAAATGGAGTACTAGCGCCGCCGTAGCGAAGTTGACCAATGCGGCCCTGATATCCCGTGCCTTGCATAAAATAGTTCCAAGTCTCATTGGAAAACTCAATCAGCAACGCAGCACGAGCATCTAAACCTGCCCAACTACCGTGGCCATTAAGGCAGGCATCGACGGCCTTGACTGCCCAATTCTCAGCTGCTGTGTAGTCAGGATCGACCGACATCAGGGAGCGTGGTGGTGTGGTAATCCAGCAGTTGATAGCACCGCCGCTGGTTTTCATTGCATTGAGTTCATTGGTCAAGGCGACACAGACTTCAACCGGAACGCCCGGTTGAGGCGCACTAAATTGGTCTTCGTAGGCTATCCACGCGCCAGGGCCAGTGTCACGATTGCCGACGATATATTTGTCAAAGTAGAAGTGGCTGAAGCCTCCGTTTGCAAACGGCACGCCGCTAAAAAGAACGCCAAATCCACTCAATGCGAGAACGGGATATTCCCCGCGCGAACCAACCTCCATGCTGAGATAATCGTAGCAGCAGAAGCCGGGTTCTAGGCTGCCCACACTTGAGGACCATGTACCAAAGGCAGAGGTATCGACATTGATCTTGAATGTGCTGGTGGTTGGAACAGAAATAATGGTGGCAACTTTGTAGTGAAGTTGGTGGAAGGTTGGGGCTTGGCCTTGGGCCATGTGGAAGAGCACGCGCTGGCCATTATTGAAGCCGTGATCGGCTGACGTGACCACGCCGCCAGTAGCATCATTTGTGATGTTGGTGATAACGCGCTTGCATGAAAAGTTTGTGGGGTTGAAGGTTATGGTAGCCGATCCACTAAAACCAATAAAGACAAGCTCGCCATGTTTCATCGACACCGGCATCCCAGTGGCAGGGTTGACAGTGATCTTGTTCGTCGTGGGGTTTATGGTGCCGAGGCCATAGGGCACAAGGCCGCTGTATCGCGTTATGTAAGAGACGTTATCTGGAGATATCTGGCTACTCCAGTTACTCGACAGGGTAGCGGCACCGCCAGTCCAGTTCATGAACCGGATGCAGCCCGGATTGTGATTAATGATGGTTTGCTTCCAGTTACGGCGGAATAGCTTCCCAGCATTCAGGTCGGCTTCGTCCACAAGCATGTAGAATTTCAGATCGCGGATATAATCATTAGTGTTAGACGGATCGCTGGCGATTATTTTGACAGAGGAAATGTCACCGGGATACGCCACTGGAGTAACGAGGATGCGGGGATTGGTGCCAGCGAAGCGCCCGCCACCGGGTGCTCCAACTTCTGTGGCCCCCGTGCTGGCTCCCGCATCGAAGGTCCAGGCCATAGTTTGATCCAGATACACCGTGCCGGTACCAGTCCACTTCAACACGTATTGGCCGGAGTAGTTGACGGACGGAGGAAGGCAGATGATGAACTCGGTCTTGCCAAGGAGTATCTGCGAGTTGTCTATGGCGTAGCCATTGGCATCAATCTGGGCAAGATCGACGTTGTAGGCGTATGTAAAGTTTGCGGGTTTGAAGAAATTGATAAATGGATATTCCCTGTTGAACGTAAGTGCCGTATTCACATTCAGAACGGAACGCTTGTTCAGTCCCGGCATTACGGAATGCTCCACTTCGAAGCAAGATAGGCTTCGGCGTTGGTCATATCGGTAGTGGAGTTAGTAGGGATGATAAAAAACTCTAGGAAGTAGCCAGGAAAGCCAACCCCGCCGGCCCAAGCCCCCAACATGCTAGCTGTGACAAGCCCTCCCGATGTAATGGTGTTGCTTACGCTGACCTGGGTGCCATTCCTTCGGATTTTCGACGAAGCCCCGTCAAAGACGCAACTAAAGTAATAGGGAGTGTTGTTTGAGAGTATACTTCCCCCCTTGCTTACTTGAGTGCTGGCTGTGAGGATGGCTTGGTGATCGGCCGACCCATCTTCATTACTAGAAAACACAATTACTCGATCACCCGCCATGTCTACCACTCTGCCGTCAAAAAGAGTGCCGTAAGACCCAGGGTTGAGCGTAGTCGTCTTCACCGCGAAGAACAGCATGAATGGCATATTGCGGGTGAAGGCAGGGATTGCTGTGAAAGTAGCATTCGAGCTTCCGTCGTCGTAGATGCTTAGTAGTCCGTGCTTCCCGTTCTGTACGGAGGCGGTGTCGGTGAATTTGTAGATGGCGTTGGTTTGGGCGCCGTGGCGGGCGTTGCCAGATAGGTCAGCCCATCCGCTGACCTTGTTGCTGCCGTCCTTGGTGATCGAGGCGGCGTTGTCGGCGTCGAACCAAACATCAGTTGACACACTCGCGGGCGTCCAGCTGCCACTAGCGACGTAGGGGCGTCGGGAGACGCTGATGAGCTGGCGGCGATTGTGGAACATTAAGTGAAGTCCCCGCTGGCGAGCACGGTAACGCCTGCGGCTGTGGTGATCTTCCAGCCGGGCGTGGTCGCATTGATGCAGCGGAGGCCAATCGGGATCGGATAGGTGCCGACACCTGCGCCGACAGCATTTGGCAGAACGGTAATGGCAGAGCCGTTGCCGTCCTTGATCTGCACTTGCGACGTGGCGGCGGTTGCGACGACGCAGAGCAAACAGTCGAGGTAGTCGCCGACTGCACCTGTTGCACCCATGATCTGATCGGTCTGCGATACGGCGACGGTTTCATATTCGAAGCCGCCAGTCACGACGGGGACGCTGCCGTTGACGAGCGAGCCGAGTTGCGACGTGCTGATCTTGATGCCGGTGCTATCGGTCAGCGACGTGCCGCCACTGTCACGGATTTGCATCGGGATGGGTTTGCCCGAGGCAACGTCGGCATCGCTTGCGGTGCCGTCCGGCCCCCATGTCAGCTTCACACGGGGATACTTGACGGAACTGATGTCATCATTGGCAAACACTTCGGTACCAACGCTGACGGGAAGCGTGCTGTTGTCGGCCATGTCAGTATTGTCCTGTGATGAAGAAGTAAGTTGCGACGCTTGCGCCACCTACGGGTGCGGTCCACGCCACGATGTTGGCGCAAGCG